GAATGAAAGCTCGCTGCGTGAATCCGTATCCCAGATCACTGCTGCAGCGGAAAGCCTGAACAATGTCCTGTCCCAGTTGGATGGGGAGAAAACCAATCTTGATGTGGATGAAGCCAGCGGTAACGCCAAAGCCAAGACCGAGGAGCCTGAACAGGCCAAGGCCGAGGAGCCGAAAGCCAATCCGTCCGTGGAGGCCATGTCGCAGTTAATACACATCTATGAGCAATTGGCTCAGGAAGGAGATTCACAATGAATCTCAAGGAGAAACGCGCTGCGGCACTCGCCAAGGCGCAGAAGTTCAACGAACGCATCGCCAACGGAGAGGAACTCGGCGAAGACGATGTCACCGCATTGAAGGGCATCCTCGCTGAAGTGAAGGATCTGGATGCACAGCTGGCTAAGGCTGCGGAGAAGAAGACCCTGCTCGACCAGCTCGGTTCCCTCGGCAAAAAGGAATCCAAGATCGACAACGAGGCCAAGCCCGATGCGATCGATGCGAAGACTCCCGGCGAGTTCTTCATCAAGAGTCTGAAGAATGCGGGACTGACTGTTCTCGACACGAAGACGCGAGGATTCCAGACCACCGAGTTCAAGGCCGCAACCGATGTCCAGCACATTGGACAGGCGACAGGCGCATTCGGACCTTTGGTCACCGACATTGATACGAACTTCGTCATGCCATACCAACGTCCGCTCCTGTTCGCCGACATTCTCGGCTCGGGCACGGTTTCCGGCAACAGCATCAAGTATCCGGTGTTCGGAGCGCTCGAGGGCTCCACGGCATTCGTGGCGGAAGGCGGCGCGAAACCTCAGATTCATCTGGCCGACCCCACATGGGAGACCGATTCGCTGGCTGAGGTCGCGGGATTCTTCAAGATCACCGACGACATGGCGGAGGATGCCGACTATGTGGTGTCCGAGATCAACTCGACCGCACTCTACGATTTGCAGCTGCGTGAGGAACTCGCACTGCTGTCCGGTGACGGTACCAGCAATTCCATCAAGGGTGTGCTCAGCCGTGACGGCATTCAGACCGTGGCGAACGCATCGGGAGAGAATGTCAGCGACCCAGACCTGATCTTCAAGGCCATCACCGCCGTGCAGGAGGTCACCGGATTCGCCGCTGACGGCATCGTCATCAACCCCGCCGACTATCAGACCATCCGCCTGTCCAAGGACGGGAACGATCAGTACTACGGTGGCGGCTTCTTCGCAGGCCAGTACGGGAATGGTTCCATCATGGTCAACCCGCCTCTGTGGGGGCTGCGTACCGTCGTGTCCGCCAGCATTCCGAAGGGGACTGTTGTCGTCGGCGCGTTTTCGACCGCCGCTAAGGTGTTCCGCAAGGGTGGCGTGCGTATCGAATCCACCAATTCCCACGATACTGACTTCGTTAACGACCAGATTACCGTGCGTCTGCGCGAACGTCTCGGACTGCAGGTCAAGTATCCGGCAGCTATCGCCAAGGTGACTCTTGGCGCTGCAGCATGAGGTGATATTCGATGATGAAATCCTATGAACTCAACGGCAGCACCTTCCTGTACAGGGAAGGTCAACAGCCGAAGGGCGCGGTCGAGGTTGCACAACATGCGCCTGATAACAAGGACGCGTCCAAAACGGTGAAGCGCAAGACCTCCGCCGTCAAGCAGGAGAAGTGAGGTGATGGGGCGATGACCGACGTGATTCCTGACCTGGTATCCAATGCCACAGTGGTGGACTCATCGACATGGCTCAATGCCGCACAGCAGTCCGTGCGATCCTACTGCGGCTGGCACATCGCCCCAAGCGCCACACAGACCCTGAAACTGGACTCCTACGGTGCCCGCACGCTCCTGCTGCCATCCATGCACGTCACCGACATCTCAAGCCTGCTGGTGAACGGTGTTGAAATGAAAGACAGCATCGATTGGAGTGCGGCAGGAACCGTGCGCCTGCGTGAAGGATATTTCCCCGACTGCCCAGGAGCCGTGCAAGTCACGCTAACCCACGGTTTCGATGCCGGTGAAGTCGCAGACGTGACATCGCTGATATTGAAGCTCGCACAGCGCGGATCCACTGGCCCTGGTGTCATCGGTTCACAGTCCACGAACGGTTCGAGCGTCACCTTCATCACTGCGGGCGGAGCACCATTGAGCATTCCACTCCTCCAGATCGAGAAGGACGCGCTCGAGCCCTACAGGCTGACGTGGGGGGTGTCATGAGCACCGCATCCGATTACGTAGAACAGAATTCAACGTTTTCACTGCGGTACACTGAACAGTTCACACGCCAACGCAGGAAACAGGTCGTTGACCCCTACGATCCAGACAGCAGCACCCTTGGCGACTGGACTGACACGGACGACATACAGGTGAACGGTGCCCTGGCATCACTCACCAGCGTCGAACAGGACGATGCCATGCGCAGCGAAGTACTCAGCACCGCACAGTTCGTTTCAGACATTCCCAATCTTGATGTCAGACGTGGAGACCGGCTCTTAGCCAGTGACGGGCGCAAATGGAACGTGGTCGGATACCCGACCCATGACGTGAACGCCTTCACCGGATGGCAGCCGACACTCGTATGCAACCTAGAGGAGGTGATCGGCTGATGCCCGCATCAGGACAGACACAAGTGGAATTCAACGACTCGTTCTTCGAATCGATCCTGCGCAGCTCCGGCGTCAAAAGCCTCTGTACTCAGAAAGCCGAAAAGGTGCTGCAAGCCGCAAAAGCCAGTGCCCCCGTCGACAGCGGAGCATACAGGGACGGTCTGCAACTGCGCACGGTATCCAGAGCGCACCGAGACACCGTCATGGTAGTGGGCACGGACGCGAAAACCATGCTCATCGAATCCAAGACCGGCAACCTCGCCCGCGCATTGAAGGCCGCGAAATGACCCTCTACCTGCCACCTGACATGGAACTGTTCCTCACCGGATGGCTGCGCTCGCGCATCCCCAAGGTCCGGTTCACCAACAGGGAACCCGAACAGCTGTCCACTCCACTGGAGCAGCCGGTGGTCGTGATTCGTGACGATTCCGGCCCCGCCACCTCACAGGTCACGTTCGACCGTTCCATAGGGGTGAGTGTGCTGGCGGGATCCAAGACCAACGATAAGCCGGCCAATGATCTCGCGAGGCTCATCTATGCGCATCTGACCTGTGACGAGATCGTCACCGCTCGGGAGTCGCCGGTCGCCGCGCTCATCGATTCCGGTTGCAATGGCCCTTATCCGGTTCAGGACGACCATGATTACGCACGCCGGTACATGACCGTCGAATATTCGGCGATCGGCACCATCCAATAACCATCAACATTCCTCGAAGCCACTCCACACGGGGTGGCTTTTCTCATATCCAAGGAGAGAAAACATGACAGCAGATGCCAAAGGCAATGATCTTCAAGCGGTCGACGTTCCCATCACCGGCCAGCTGGCCGTCGCGCCATACGACGCGGCCAACCTGCTCACCTCCGAAGCGGGAGGCGGGCCCACGGTCACTTGGCCGACCGACAATCCTTACGTGTGGCTGGGCCTGATCAAGCAGGACGGCGGTGCCACCGAGAGCCAGGATCAGGATGACGCCATCGAGTTCTTCCAGAAGGGGTATTTCCTGAATCAGGACCCCACCATGACGATCCAGTGGGGGCTGGCGGAGTTCAACGCCGCCGTCCGCAAACTCATCACCGGTCAGACGGCGGATGCGAACGGCATGATCGCCGTGGACACGTACACGCCGGACACCAAGTGGATCCTGTTCTACGAGGAGGTCTATAAGAACGGCAAGGTGCGTCGCCTCAACGGTGTCATCCAGGTGACCACCACGGAGGTCGACCAGTCGGAGCGCGGCAGCGTGAAGGGACGCACCGTCACCATGACCTGGCAGCCCGACGAGATCGTGGGCAATGGTTCCACCACCAAGTTCAACGAATGGCAGTACGACCCAAAAGCGTGAAGTCGGTAGCGGTGACCGCCGCTGATGGCGGAACCGCACCGACTGTCCAGGTTGGTTCAACAATTCAACTGAAGGCCGTCGCGACATTGGAGGACGCTTCGACGATTGATGTGACAGCATCGTCTCAGTGGGCGTCGAATGCAGTGTCCAAGGCG